CGGATTACCGCTACTCACTGCCTGAAGTAAATGAACTTCAAAATGCGCTGCGCCACAGTTTGCACTATCGCTTTGTTGAAGCAAATAAAGCTATACAAAGCAAAATTAGCAGTACCACCAAACGCTGTTGGATTTTTGAAAAACCAACTTCACAACGGGATTAATCCCAATTTTAGGAGAACCAACCATGTCAAAAACCACTGAACTATTCAAAGCACCTACAGATCTACCTGAGCCAGATCGCGAGCTTATTGTTGTATTTGTCGATCGCACGATGGCGCCACCAGTTAGATATTGTGCTAATTGCGAAGCTTGGCATACGCGTAAAGGCGACTTAAAACCAACCAGTATTCACCAGTGGGCTTATGCAGATGAATTTTATGATTCGCTGAAAGTTCCTACTCCTGAAAAGGTCGAAGAAAAACAGGAGGGCAATAAAGAAGATATTGCAGAGGCATTTTTGAAACTTTTATTACTTGCAGCCTTAGCAGATGGACGAAAAGGACATCGATTTCAGTTCAATTAATTTTTAGAAAGCACACATACAGAAGCGGCCACTCCTGTATGTGTCACATCAATCAGTTGGAGAACCAAATAATGCAAAACGATTCTAACCTACAAAACATTCATCCGAATTTCTTCAAAATGAAAAAGACACATCCGCATACCAGTTTTAAACGTCAGGCGAACTTTAAAGACTTAGTGGCTTTAACGGCAAGTGACATTGAACACCGCAAGCGTTGGGCAAATCGCCAATTGTCAAAATTGGTACATAACCCAAGCACTGCAGTACTGGGAGCATAGTCCATGTCTAAATATCGTTGTAACTGTGGTGGTTTAATCCTTCCAAATTTTGAAGCCTACCAAGTGGGCGATGAAGTGAATTTCATGATTCAAAAACGCAGAATTATAGGCAATGGGCATATTGCTGTAAGCCAAAAAGCGCACAGTGGAAAAATCACCGAAATTAAGGGTGATGAAATTACAGTGAAAGCACCTGTTCGTACATACCAACTTAATCGTTTTGAAATTACCCCAAAAGATGCACCTGGTCCTATTGAATATTTCCGTATAGGCAAATGCAGTTGCGATTTAAATGAACTTGAGCAGGTAGGTTAAACCATGACAGAACAAAACAACTTATCCAAAGTTATGGCCATCCATACAGATATGCTTCAAACGAATCACTACTGCTATTTTGAGCTGGCTTATACACGTTATACAGACTGGATGGTTTGGATCTGCAGTAATGCTCGTGAGCAAGATCCCAATCGAAAAGTATTGTTGCAAGGGCAAGGGCCAACACCTGAAGAAGCATGTGCCGATGCTTTAAGTCGATATGAACAGGAGAAATCCTCATGAATTTCAATTTCAATTTCAAGAATGCCTTGTTCCTGAATCTGGTCTTTTCTTGCATAGTTTCTTCTGCAATTTTGATTCTTGGGGAAAAACAATGAATCCTAAAAAATTAAATGCACTTCGAGCTAAACAACAGGCTGAACTGAAACAGAAACAAGATGCAGCTGCTCAGGGCCCTTATGAATTAAGTATGGAATTCTGTGTCGATGAAGTGAATGAAACCGTTGAACAGCACCGCGAAGAAACAGGCTTAGAAGATCCTGAACAAACTCCAGAGCATGTAGCTTACTCAGTATATAAAGGCGATTTAATCATTTGCCTGAAAAATATATTAATTCCACTGGAACAAGAATGGCATTTAGGTGTGGACAGTCATTTTTACAACCCTGAAACGGAAGAAGTGATGTCAGTGCCGGTGCAATTCCAAATGCCAAAAATGTCGTTTAACGAGTTCAAATTTGGCAGCACTTTAACGGTCGATCGTGGGCATGGTCTAAAAACCCGCTGGAAAGGGATCAACAGCGAACTAAATGAAATTTTACTTTCAGATGTGCCAGTTGGTTTTGATCGAGTGCGAAGTGATGCAAAACTTTCGTGCGTCACTGGTTTTACAGATTACGCATGCTTAAAAGAGTTCAACTTTGTGAAAAAAATTATCCGTGAGCAGGGCTTAAACGGAATCCAAAAGTTGAATGAAGCCATGAAACAAAATCAAATTCAGCAGGTGGCATAATGGGTATTAAAAAATTAGTAACGATTACTGTAGAAGCGCAAATAGAAATTGAACTTGCAGATTGGGCAGCTAATCCAACTGCAGAAGATATTGAAAGTGTTAATTACTGTGGCTTCGATGTTAAGAATTCAGATGATATTTATGCCACTGCTGGACGTCTTATTTTGAATGGATATGCAAATTCTAATAACGATGTTTTTGGTGTTATTCATCATTCATGGAGCAAAAACACAGTACCAAATGCTGAAAATGAATCCTTTCATAAGATCAATTATATCTACGTTGAACATGTCGATATTCAAGAAATGGGGCAGGAGCAACCGAAATGAATTTTCAAGCGATCGCAATTGCCCGCCAAGCAATCACAGACAAACATGGTACCCAAAAACCACAACTAACTTTTGGTGGTGAAATGCCTTGCCCAATTTGTAGTGCAGGGAAATTGAGTTATCAAATTAGTGCAGTAAATGGGCATATCGCAGCTAAGTGCGAAACTGAAAACTGTGTGCAGTGGATGGAATAATCATGACAGCATTAATTTTTGATACAGAAACCCACAAATTGCATGGCGATATTATTGAAGCTGCAGGGATGGGTGTAGTTTTTCATGAAATTGGCGGGAATATTCCATTAATTCCAACTCAATTCGACTTCACAAAACGCTTTAAACCAAGTGAGCCTATTAATATTGGTGCGATGGCTGTACACCACATCGTCGATGAGGACTTAGTCAAATGCCCATCTTTCACTAAGTTCAAATTTCCGAAGGACATTGGTGTTGAATATTTGATTGGCCACAATATTGATTATGACATTGCAGCAGTTAATCGAGCTGGAACTTCAACGAATGGCATCAAAGCAATTTGTACATTAGCGATGGCTCGTTATTTATGGCCAAACCTAGAATCGCATAATTTAACAGCTTTGGCATATCAGGTAAGTTCCGATCGCAAGGCAACTAGACGTGGTCTTAAAAATGCACATTCAGCATTAAATGACTGTAAAACGACATATTCACTTTTAGTGGCAATTGTCCGTGAAACTAAAATTTCGTCTTTTGAAGAGTTATTCGAATTTTCTGAACAGGCAAGGTATCCAACCCATATTTTTTATGGGAAGTATAAGGGCACTTCAATTAAGGATTTAGAGGATAAAAATATTCATTGGCTGCTTGGTAAAACGGATGATCCCTATCTAAAAATATCTTTAGAAAATGAACTCCTTGCTCGAAGCAGCATAGACGAACAAAACGAGCTACCTTTCAACTAATTTGAGCACCTTTCACGCACCTCCGCTCGGAGGTGCGTTCCTCTAAAATATCCCTCATATTTTTTAAATACTTAAATGTAGGTTTTCCATGTCCGCAGGATTAGAAGTTCGTGGCAAAAGCATGCGAATTTGGATGAAAACACATCCATCAGAACCCGTGATTAAAGAAACTTTAATCTGGCCATTTACACCAGAGAACGTTGAGAAAGCCAAAAAATTGGCTGAATTAATTAAACTCGAGATTGAGTTAGACCAATTCAATTTAGCCAAGCATTTCCCTAACTCAAGACATTTGAAAAAGAATCAAATGTCTTACTACATTGCTCAGTACAAAGAAATGATCCGCTGGGAAGTTGCACCAAGTACGTTTGATGGCTATTACAGCCACATCAAGAAACATGTCACGCCACGTTGGGCTAAGATCCATCCGAAAGACATCGACACGGCAGCCGTGAAAAAATGGATCAATGAGTTAAAAGAAAACCTTGCACCCAAAACCATTCGCGAGGTGATTACCCGGCTTGCGTCTATTCATGAACTATGGCGACAGGAAAATAAAATTCCCTATAACCCATTTGAAAATATTGTCATTAAGCAATTGGACAATCTTGAGCCAGACCCATTCTCCAAAACTGAGATTTCAATGATTTTGGGAGCTATGGCCAACCAAGACATACAAAATTTACTGCCTTGTATTTTTTGGACAGGCTTATCAATCTCTGAACAGATCTCTATTGCATGGGAAGACATAAACCTCGAAAAAGGCACAATACAGGTCAATCGCAATCATGTTAAAGGATTGCACAAAGTCACTAAAAATCGCCGCAGAAAGCGCGAAATTAAGCTATTACAGCCTGCAATTCAGGCACTCCGCAGACAGTATGCAATCACAGGCAATCGTTACGCCCAAGTCGTGAATGTTCTGCAACGTGATAACCGAACATATAAGCAGGAACGACTACATTTTGTGTGGATCAATCAAGAGTACGATCGACCTTTTAATTACTATGAATTGCGCTACATCTGGCGAAGGCATTTAAAAAAGGCCAGTGTGCGATATCGTGGAATTAATCAGGGAAGACATACATTCGCAAGTCAATTATTGTCTTCAGGGCAGGTGCCACCAGAATGGATCGCAGATCAGCTTGGCCATAGTGATACATCAATGATTTATAAACACTATGGAAAACTCATAGCCGAAGATATTCCCGACTACTTAACCAAAATCAATAATTACATTAACCAGTGATTTAACTTACTGGGATCTTACTCCATATCTTACTTGGAGATTTTTATATAAGTGCCTAATTATCTAGGCACTTTTTTTTGGCTATTACTTTATTACTCGATAAGCAAATAGGGTGCTTAATTAAAAACAGATCAAAACCTAAACCTTATTTTTCTAATACTGAAGCATGGAAGTACCTGGTCAAAGGGCATAATTCCCATATAAAGCCTATAAACAACCTTGTATTTCACTAAGTCATTAAATTGTATGAGTAAAGTTTAGGTTTTATCTTGGGTTCGAGTCCCGCTGAGCGCACCAATTTATTGTTATTTATAAATAGTTTGCATTTTTTCACACGTGTATTTAAATGGGTTTTCGAGGGTAATCATTCCCTTAAAAATTAAAAACAGAATGAAAAATACACAAAAGTCTAAATTTGAAAATATCAGTGACTAACTTTTGCGCTTTCTAAAAGCATAAAACACATTTTTAATAGATTTTATCTTAGAGTCATGTTTTAAAGACAATAGTCTATTTTTAAAACCGTTCTCAATATTTGGCTAACTCAGCTTAACGAATACTTTGGTTTAGCATCTCATTATATAAATGAACCCTTGATACGACTAAAACTGGAACATGAATAGATATTTACCATGCTCCTGAGCAGTTGGACATGGAATTTCCTTGCAAGCATCCATATACATCATAAAAATGATTTCAATACCTTCTAAGGCTTCAGCCAATGCTTTATCCAAAAAATACCTACGCTATTTAATTTTGCCAGATCACGAGCACTTGCAATAAATGCATCACTTTCTTGCATAATTTTCACTGAATATTTCATAGTTATATACATGAGACTAATATGACGAGTTCACTAAGCTGCTAAAAAGGTTAGGGCTATAGCTTCAGATCCTTTTATCTGCAATTTTTTGGCTATTTCGTTTTTGGATAGTTTAGTAAAACAATTTTTACTGATTAACTCAATAATCATGTATGAATCCTTTCCTTAAGCAACAGAACAACCCTTTATGCTAGACGTGTCATTTTATGTTGTTGTAATTTATAGCGGTTCTTTGTAAAACGATAACTGATAATAAGATATTTCTTCTTGGAGCTCGGCTCTCAAGCCTTCTAAAAGAGCTACGAGAATGTTTGCTCTAAATTTGTCTGTCTGTGTTAATCATTACTTAAGTTTGCTTGTATGCTAAAAATTTGTACTGTTGACGGGATTGAGTACCGCTTCAAATGTCTAATCATGATATTTCCTAGACGTAGAAGAATGTATTTATTCAATGGCGCTTTAAATAGAGGAGATACGAGTACAATTACGTCCATCATTTTTTGCTTCATATAGTTTTTGGTCTGCAAGCTTAATCACGTCATCGACACTTTCTGCATCTCGTGGCCAAGATGCAATGCCAATTGAAACGGTAATATGTCCCACTGGATCAAGATAGCTTTGTGCAACAGCCTCTCGAAGTCGTTCAGCTGCTGTATATGCAACTTTGGGATCTTCATGCACGACAAATACAGTAAACTCTTCTCCGCCAACACGACAGCAAATATCATGCTTACGAAAATTGTTCATCATGTGAGATGCTAGTTTCTTTAATACATGATCTCCTTGATCATGGCCATAGCTATCATTAATTGCTTTGAAGTGATCAATATCTATGTTGAGTACTGAAAAAGGAGTGTTTGTTGCTTTTAATTCATTTAAAAATAATTTCATGCCTCGGCGGTTATATAGTTCTGTAAGCGGGTCTGTATTTACGTGCTGTTTAAGTTCTGCAATTTCATCTTTAAAGTGTTTAGAGCTCAAAAGCAATGAAGTGCGAAAACGCAATGCTTCAAAATACCAAGGATCTATTTTCTTGATATCTTGATCAATATTGGGGCGTGTGAGCATGCTTGCCATTTGAGCAAGTTTATTGAGCGGAGAAGAGATTAAGTAGGATAGTTTCCAAACAAAAATAAAGAGTACAAGATAAAAAATCAGCATACCCAAGGTCACTTTTACAATAATAGCGTTCGCTTGGCTGAGCAATTCTAATGTGGGCTGCTGCGACACAATAATCCAATTCACGCTTGGTATCGCTGCAAAACCAGCTAAGTTCTCGATTCCTTTACTATTGACTAAAGCAATGTTGCCTGAGGAGCGAGAAGTAATATATTTCAACCCCGTATTATTTTTTAACGAATCTCCAATCCGGCTTTGATCAGGGTGGAAAATAATCTTATTTTTATTATCAATAACATAGGTGTAGCTTTTCTTGTGAGAATACGATGTGGCAAGGAGTTCACTCACCAAGTTCTCTTGATTTAAATAAATTGAACCCGTCACAATACCTAAAAATTCATTTTTATGATTAAAAATAGGTTGAGCAATGAGAACAATAAGGTTATTAGAAAGTCCTTTGTAGGGAGAAGATATATAAGTTTGTTTTAGTTTTAAGGCTTCAATGATTCCAGCAGTTTTATATTGTTTTTTGTGGTCTATACGAAAGTTATGTGGTGCATATTCCCGAATGTATGCATTTTTATCGACAATGGTGATCGAGTTAAATTTGTGGGATTGATTCTTGAGTCTTGAAACTTCTGCTTTTAAAACATCTTGATTGGAAAAGTTTTGACCTAAGATGTGAGCGCTAAATTTGAGTTCACTTAACATGCTTTCAAAATATTTATCTGTGCTAAATGCAATTTTGGCAGCATAGCGTTGATTTGCAGCTAAAGAATTCTCTGTGAGTTGCTCTTTGATGACATAATTCAGCACAAAAATTGAAATTAAAAACAAGCTTGATACGCTGCTAATAATTAAGATCAAAATAAGTTTTTGTAAATCTAAACTATGAAAGACAGACTTTTTGATCACTCATTACCTCGAAATAAACAGCGATGTTGTACATTTGCTTGTAGCGCGTAGGCATCCAATTTTAAACAGATTTATGAGAAAAATCTTTAAAAAAAGTATTTGATTGTTTTGGTGTTCATTTTTGAGATATAGATCAATTTACTGATAATATATATGTAATAGTTCTAGTAAATTTACACAAATTACTATTATGATCATACTGATTGAACATAATGGAGCAAAACTAATCACAAATTATAATAAAATTTAATGTAAATAACATTAAATTGACATGCTGAAAACGTAATAATCGAAGTCCATAATATTTTACCTTTGGAGAACATATATGTATGTCATCGGGATCGCATTCATCATTTTACTGTTGCTGATAGGGATAGGTGCAGTGATTACAGGCTTTGCTATGGGGGAGATGTTTTTCATTGTAATCGGAATTTTGTTATTTATTATGGCATTTTTAATTTGGTTAAGTTTTAAAGATAAAGTTTCAAACCCTTTTAAAGATTGATAGTTATAAATTTAATAATATATTTTTTTGATTAATATTTGTCATTTTTCTTGGTTGTTTTGTGATTGAATAATTATAAGATTGAAATATGAACATATTTGTGTGCTAACTGATTTTTACGTCATAACTTTAGAACTTTTAATGTTTTTCATTTAGCTAAGTAGGCTTTTCATAATGATATCGCTCTTGTCCTGACTTTGAATAAGCTCAGTTTTATTGCACATGAAGTGTTTGAAATATGATTGATTGAGCAAGAATGCACTTAAAAATATGTTGAAGAACTAGTCGCTTTTATTGATTTTTGGCCAGCGTCTATTCACTGACTGGCCTGGATGGTTATAGTTTATTACTTTTGCATAATTCCCTACGGCTGTTGCATTTTCCGGGATATCTTTTGTGACTACGCTCCCCGCACCAATGGTTGCATTATGACCAATTTTAACTGCATCAATGATACAGACATTTGGACCAATATAAACATTGTCACCAATGATTGCTGCTTGGCGACCACCATTAGCACCAATTGTTGTAAATTGCGATAAGTTGACATTATTTCCAATCACTGTAGTTGGATTGACAACCAAAGGCCCACCATGCCCAATATATAAGCCATAACCAATTTGTGTAGTACAGTGAATGTCTATACCATATTTCTTTTTCTTATAATAAAACACAGGATAGGCCAGTTTAGCGACCCAAGATTTTGAGCTTGCAAGACGCAACCAAAAACTAAAGTTAAAGCCCCGATTGAACAAATAATTTTTAACAAATGAGCTCATTTTAGTATTGCCACAATAGCGATATAAGTCACTTAAAATTAATTGAACTAACATGGAGATACACTCTTCGGTCGAGTTCGGGAGTTTACTTTATTTGCGGATGAGTTGTTATCTCTATTTTGCCATGAACATGATCGCTCATTTTAATAAAATATCAATTGGATTTTATTTGTACAGTTGTTTAGAAATGTCATACGTACTTGTCGAAGTGCAGAATTACTTTTATATTGTACCTACAGTAGGTCGATAACTAAGACGCTACGATGTAGTTGGACGGATCAATGACAGCTCGTTGAGTTTGAAACGAAATGTTCAAACAATAAATTGACGATGTATCTCGGATGTTACCTTGATTCAGTTTAAGTTTTTGATTTTTGGTTATGATTTTTAAAATATTCATATAAATTAACATTGCGATAAATTCTAACATCTCCAAATCGGGACAATTAAAAATCTTATGCTATAAAAGTAAGCAGAGCAAAAAAGAAAAGGAAAGAAAAATGACTCAACTTGTAGATGTGAAGGTTAAGGATCAATACAGTCAAACCTATGAGGTAAAAGCACGACTTAGGCAAGCCCCTGAAGAATCTGAGGCTGCAAATTTAGATTTGTTTCAGCGTATTGAACATATTGTGGTTGAGGGTGAGGTGATTCTTCCGAGTATTGAACTGCTGTTCGAAAGTCAACAGACTGAGAATATATATCGTGTTATTGATTGATTTTATCTTGAACAAAGAGCTCATGTTTACATGGGCTTTTTTGCTTGATCACCAAGCTTAAATAAAAAACAACGCTTTGGTTCTACTGAATAATCAGATGCTTTTCTCGTTAGTTAGGTCAGCACATAATTGCACATCCACATCATACTTATTCAGTTCTTGGATCAAAGTATTCAGTATACATTGTGCTTCTGCGGTATGAGGTGCAAATGAAAGCGTACTTTGCTGCTGACTGTCATAGCATTCGACATAGTCAATTGCCCAAAGATGTGCATTTGCAGTGCGGTGTATAATAATGCGCTGTGGTTGTAGTCGTGGGCTGAGTTGGCGTGGAAGAATATAAGTCAAAGCCAAACAACTATTGTTTAGATCTTCTGGGGGAGATAAAAAAGTAATCAACCAATTTCCGACTTTACTGAATTGCATCGGGTTATCTACAGGATCAAACAGTAGATGATTTAACATTGCCATAGCATGGTTCCTATTTCATATTAGAATTTATGCCTTGAGCGCTTGACTGAGCCAATTGTGCCAAAGTTTAAAGAAATTCGGATGACCTCTAAATTTTAGTTTAGATTTTAAAATAAATTTATAAAAACAATAGCTTGATATTTTTTCTTAGAGCTTACTCCTTTTGAACCATACAAAAAAAGACTGAATATGCATGCCTCAAGCAGCTTGTAAACGTAAAAGTGAATGATTAATTTGCTGTAGATATTGGTTGAGCATGATGGGTTCTATTCGACTTTCTTGTAGGGCGGTAATCCATTGCATTTGGCAACGTTTCAAGCTTTGTAGGTCTGTTGCAGATTGAATTTGGAGAATGAGTTGTCTCGCCATTAATCCACAATAACGTTGTAATAAACTCATCATCAACTCACGAGTTTCTTCAAAATTGTACGCTTTGAATGCTGGTGCTGGTGCTGGTGCTGGTGCTGGTGCTGGTGCTGGTGCTGGTGCTGGTGCTGGTGCTGGTGCTGGTGCTGGTGCTGGTGCTGGTGCAGTAATTTCAGTGTTTAAAACTAGAGCAGCGTTGCTGTCTTTCAACTCAGGCGTTACAACGGGGGAGGAACTTGGAGCTATGTTGGTTATATTTGTTTCAAATTCAACAGGAGTTGGTTTTGGAGTATGAGCTGCTTGGGTGGAATGAATCAGACCCAATTCGACGAGTTGTTCGAGTATTTCTGGTGTTGCAATACGTTGTTTAAATTGATCTGCCAGTCGGTCAAAATCTTCTGTGCCAATTAAAACCAATAATCGTCTCTGGCGTGCATTGAGTGGGATATGACGTTGTTGTAACGCATCGAGACCTAATGCTGTCTTTTGATAATGATTCATACCTTAATTTACTCCCCCGAAAAAATAAATTAAGGCTGAACATACAGTGTAAAAATTACAGTAATATTAACAATTTATGACAAATGATTTTAAAGTGTTGTAATGCTGGCATTTTCCAAAGCCTTACGTAAGTAAGGATCAAGTTCATCTTGGCGCATTAACCACTGAATATAGTCGGCAGGGAGCTCTGCAATCGCAGTTCCACGATGTTTACCAAAGTTAATGACACGAGGAATGCGGGCATCTTCAGAGGCTATAAATAACTGCTCCATACTATTTATTTTTAAGTGATGAACCACATGCATTAAAATATTGGCTGTTAAGATAATATCCATATCCGCACGGTGCGCTTTTTTAATCATCTCACGGGCTTTTTCACTACCTTTGGAGATCATATAAATGAGTGCTGAAATATTATGGGCTTCAGCATCAGGCCAAACTAAGCGCGCAAGTGCCAAAGTACAAATTGCTTTAATATTTGAAACATTTACACCACACTTTTCTATGGCACGAATATCATAGTCAATATTATGACCAATAATGTATTGGGTCTCATCTGGTAGCCTGAATGTCGTGTAGTGGGGTTGGCCCACTAAATCTGACTCTAAAATATGGTGTACAGCCATAGCAGCAAAAGAAATCGGTTCATCGACCGTATAGAGCTGATCAAAGACTTGGCTTTTATCTAGGCTTAATTTGCCATTGATGATTTCAATTGGCGCGTATGCAATCTCAATAGGTTGACCGTTGAGGGTATGAGTTTCTGTATCGAGAATGATGGCTTGCATATGCATGTCCGAAAATTAAAAACTGTATAAATTTATCATTTTCAACAGGATCAAGACAGCCTGCGATGTCGGATTTGTAGCCTGATATTATTTTTGTTGGTGAACAAGTGTATGCACTGAAGCGCAAGTTTAAATGATTGAGCCATATTCATCCGTTCAAATCGACTAGATACAATAAGCCTAGCGAGTCGTAGTTCATTATCTTGAGAAAATTAAATAGCGTTAAAAACGTATTTTTGGACAGTCTCACCTATAAGTGCAATGACTTGTTATATGGTTTTTTATTTTATAAATTACAATGCTTTATGTTTTTTCAAGAAATAAAGATAGATTCAAAAGGGTCATTTGTTTATTTTTTGTAAGTGATCTTGCTATAGGTCATTTTGAAGCGTAAATCATTAATGTATTCAAGTGATTTGAATCGTTACAACAAGAAAAAAACTTCATTAAGGAAATTGAAGATGAAAAAAAGATTATTGGCAGTGTTGGTCAGCAGTTCTGTACTTTTATTAACAGCCTGTGGTGGTGGGGAAGGGAACACAACTTCCGTCGTTGTAAATGATGGAGTCCCGAAAAATAATATTGTAAATCCAGTGGTGAAAACTGAAGCTTATACGGATGTTAATGCTAGTGCCAATATTGTTCTGGATAGTGTGAGTGCATCTAAAACCTTGATGACATATAAAATGCGTGGTGTAAATGGGAGTGAGACTCAAGCCACCGCATTAGTATTTACACCCAAAGGAACAATGCCCGCAGGTGGTTGGCCAATTGTTGCATGGGCACATGGGACAACTGGCGTTGCTGATCAGTGTGCGCCAAGCCAACAGGGCTTAGCTGGAAATGAATATTTGATAGCTAAACTTCTTGCCTCAGGTTATGCCGTGGTTGCACCAGATTATGAGGGTTTAGGTGAACCTAGTGGCCGTGAGTTGCATCCATTTTTAAATCTAAAAAGTGAAGCCTATTCGATCACCGATGCAGTTGTTGCAGCGAGTCAAAATTTTGGTAATACAACTGAAAAACGTTGGGCTGCCATCGGACATTCTCAAGGTGGACATGCAGCATTGGGTGCAGCTGAAAATGCATCACGTGCACAACTTGATTATAAAGGTACGATTGCAATTGCTCCTGCATCATTTTTAAGCTTGATTCTGATTGGCGGTGAGCAACAGGCAGCTGCTGAAACAAACTTAACAAATAAAATTAAAACACTTGCAGGATTAGACACATTTACAGCCTTAATTACAGCAGGGTTAAGAAACCCTTATCCAAATTTACAGTATAGCGAAGTGTTCCAAACGCCAACTGATAATATTGCAGCAGAAGCTGAATCACTATGTTACACAGCTCTAGGTAATAAGTTTGGTGGGGCGATGGGTGTTTATGCTGCAACATATGGAACCATAGATGGTTATCCACGAACTCAAACAGGATTTATGTCGAATATTCCTGAAGTAAAAGATTTTCTAGCTAATGGTTCACAACCTTTGAAGAGCAAGATTAGTACCCCAGTGATTATTTATCAAGGAACATACGATACGACAGTACCAAGAACAATAACCAATAACTTAGTGAATACAGCACCAGCAGGTACGGTGATCACGTATGTTAATGATGATCAACTCGCAGCAGTTGATAAGTGGGATCACACTACTGTTTATACTAAAAATTTGGATAACTTCGTGGCAGATGTTAAAACTCTCATGCCAATTCAATAATTTGCTTTGACCTAAAGCGCTCATGTGGTTTTACTGCATGGGCGATTTTTATTTCAAACAGAGTAAAGTTCGTTCTCGAAATTTATAAACTTCATGCTACAATACGCGCCAATCTTAGCACGGCTTAAAAGCCCTAATTTCATAGGACCTCGC